TTAAAGTGTTGCCAGCAGCCCCAGGGACATTCTGAGTTAAAAGTAACTCAGTTTCATTGGTATATACTGCAGGGGTAAGTGTCATTTTTAAAGTGCCAGCAGTAATAGCTAATGAAAACGCTAAATGAAGAGATTCGGCTACTAAAGCTGGAGTATTAACCCCATTAGTTCCAATAAGGGACGCAGTAGAAGTAGTCTCATCTTTAGTATTATCTGTAGTAAATGGGTAGGGACTGAGGTCTGTATTTATAAGGTTAAGAGTAGTGGCATTAGTACCAGCAAACGAAGAATTTCCTCTAATACTGGCTGTAGCCGCTATATCTACAAGATTTTGTATAACAAAAATACCATTTGGAGAGGGAACAGTAACTAAAGTATTACCAGCTCTACCAATTACATTCTGAGCTAAAGTCAGCTCAGTTTCATCAGTATATACCGCAGGAGTAAGTGTCATTTTTAAAGTGCCAGCCGCAATAGCTAATGAAAACGCTAAATGCATAGATTCAGCTGCCAAAGCAGGAGTATTTACACCAAGAGTGCCAATAAGAAGGTTAGTAGAAGCGGCCTCATCTTTAGTATTATCGGTAGTAAACGTATGCGTGGTGGCGTCTGTATTACGAAAAATAATAGCAGATCCATTATCGCCCACTATCTTGGCAGTCCCACTAACAGTAGCTGACGCAGCGTGTGCGGCTGCGTACCTGGACTTTACTGTCAAAGTTCTAACCGGAGGAGGAATTGGGGGCGACACCTCTTCAACACCTTTATAGCCAAACTGGTCGGCTGTAGAAGACCGAGCCGCTGCATTTCGCGCATCTTCTTCTACAGCTAACGGTAGACTGGTATCCATACTAGGCGCAAAAACGTCCCCACCTAAACTGGAGAATATTAATTCTCCCCCAGTACTATCTACCTGTTGTAAATTATCATAGGTATGGGAACCAATGACTGTCCCAGTTCGCGTATCAAACGAAAAAGGGCCAAACCTCACCCGTGCGCGTCCCATAATTTATTCCTTATCTAAATCTTTCCTAGAACGTTGCTGACGACGCATCCGAAGAGAATATCTACCACTCTCTTCCTGTAGTATATGTTCTAACGCTCTTAAAAGAAGCTTTTTGATACTCTTATCTTTCTTATGAATAGCCCTGGATTTATCTCCACCAACGTCCCTGAAAAATCTTATTAAATACATTCTGCCTATCGACAATTCTATATGACGTACTTTCCAGCCACGCTTAAATATCTCAGCCAATAACAGATCGGCATCGTTCTCCATATTTAACGAATACTCGTCATTAATCCTCTTAAGAAAGCTCTCAGCGCTCTCGTCGGAAGAACTCGCAGAGTCCGCATATACACTCTTGTTAAGATATAAAACCGCAGTATTTTCAGTGCTACCTTTACGTCGCAGCTTCACTGAAGAAGGAGAAGTACCTTTCTCACTCTCTTTCTCTTTCTTCTTCCGGGGATTTAGCCTATGTCTTTCAGCTAGTTTCACTACTATCCTTCTTGTAGTTAGTCACTAAGATTTCTTTGGTCTGAAATCTACTATTTATGTCACATGACACAGTTCGTGTTGTATATATAGGGTATATATTATATTTTTTATATAAATTTAAAATAAAATCAGTATTACTATTACTAAGAGCAAACATTACACCGCGCTTTGTAAGGAACTCACACTCCAGCGCCAAACGCTCGTGATCGCGTTCAGTAAATTCTTTAGAATTATAACCCACAAAAGATTTACTAGTCTCTTTGTGATAGGGGGGGTCCATATACACAAAATCCCCCCTCCGTGTAAGATCTAATATCTCTTTATAATCTGAATTCATAACCGTTGCATTGCGAAGTGCTGCACTACAACCCTTAAGATTCATAAAGTCTTTGTGAGGACTGCCCTCTCTCTTCCCAAAGGCCACATTGAACTGTCCCTTTTTATTAACCCTATACAGTCCGTTGTACCCACACTTATTTAAGTAAATAAACTGGGCACCCCTCTTGCCAGGAACACTTACTGTAGAATTATTAAACTCCTCTCTTATCTTATAATAAGACTCGGCGTTATTAACGAAAGAACTTAGTTCTTCTACTACCAAAGATACATTTCTCTTAACCGCCCTAAACGCATCTACTAGAGAAAACTCTCTATCACTTAAAACAGCCTCATACGGCTGAACATTAAAAAAAACTACACCACTCCCCATAAACGGTTCGTAATAAGTTTTATACTCTTTCGGGAAGAAAGGTAATATCTGATAAATACTGCGGTATTTACCACCTACCCATTTTATAAACGATCTTTTAGTCATTAGTCGTCTAAAAACTCAGCTATATCATCTAGTTGTAAATCTTCATCCCGAGAAGGGAGAGAGTTAAACTCCTCCTCCTCCTCGGCTACCTCTACATCAATGATGGCCGCCTCAACTAAAGCGTCTGCAACCAGCATCTTTTGGTCCGAAGACCAAGTGTTAATCACTTCTGAAGTAACCTGAACTTCAACTTTTTCTGCTTCCTTATGGAGAAGCCCACTGCTCTGTAAAAGCTTTATCGCCTCTTTACGGGTAGAACGAATAGAATCCAGGAACTTGGCCTTTCTAGAGTCTCCCACATCTAACGCAAAGACCTGACGCCACGCCTCTTCTTCTATCTTCTGAAAAGTCTGAAGGGTCTCTCCAACATAATCTTTTTGACTAAACTGGGAAACAAGCTCTGCGTTAGAATCCCTGATTGCTTTAATATCGTTATTTATGGTGCCTACAGAGCACCCAAGGGTGTCAGCTATAGCAATTATCGTTTCCCCGCGCAATCTACGCCTAATGACCTCTATACGACGCAACTCCACAGAACGCTCTGTATTAACTACGAGACTCGTCTTCCCCCCGACCTCTTCTAAGTCGTCCGTAGACGTAACTGGTTTACGTGCCATTATCTACCTATACGAAATCAAACGCAAAAGACCTCTTCTTTCGCTCTAACGCAACACAGCAGTAATTCCAAGCGTGGAGTAAGTGAGGATCTAAGCCAAGATAATTCCACTTATATCTATAGTTAGTAGGATCACGCTTATTCTGCACAAGCTCCCTAACAATAGCTTTCATATGCTTGAAAAGCTCATCCTCACACACAAAGCACGGCTCATAACGCCCGGTCTTGGCGTTACGAACCTCTTGAATCAACCCTCTGGGATTAGGGCACTCTACACGTCGGTCTACCCACTGCCTAAGGCAATAGTCAATGCTCTTATATCGATCTAAGAACACCACCCACTTGAACTTCAGATCTTCACTACTGCGTCTACTGTGCGGCTTCTCCGACTGCTTACCACCAGATTTCTTGTCCGACCAACGCACCATGTCCGTGCTCTCTTTGTAATAAGAGAGAAACACACGCTTAGGAAACGCCCGCGCAAAATCCTTTGCCTCATTGGCATTAGGTAACGCATCTAAAACACACAGGTCTACATCAAACTCCTGCATCAACGAATACAAACGTTTAAACGGAGTAACAATTTTACCAGCTTCCTTATATTTATCTAATTGATTATCTACGACTTCTATATGAACTAAGCGCTTCTTATTATCTACCATCTTGGCAATAATTACATGCATGTTACCCGAACGTTGGTCGACACCCATACACGTATTAGTTACTTTTCCTCCCCATGAAACGTCAGTATTTATACACCCATTAAGCTCGTCATCCGTCACACCAATATTATCCTCATCTACGTAAGGCTTGCCCAAAGTAGCGTTCCAGAACTCCTTAGGGTTATCGGTGGTCATATACCGTTCCCAGATATTCTTGGCCGTCTTAGCTGGGGATAGCATTTGGTGGATATGAAAACTAGCATGATCTGAGTGAGGGTTATGGGTTACATAACCTCCAGCTTGGGGGTCTAAGTCTTCCTTACCGCACTTAGAGCAACGATAAAAATATTCTGGCCTACCACTTTTAGTGTTGGACCGCTGCCCGATGCACTCAGGAAAGCTATCAGGGAGAATAATGCCATCGGAACAGTTACAGTTAGTGTGCCAGTACCTCTGGTCCCCCATCATAAAGGACTTATCAATGGCGTCGTTAGGGTAACCTGCGGTAGAAATCTTGTATAAAGACGGGTCCATACAACCACTCAACCGCTCTTCAAGCTGATTGATGGTCGACGTCTGCATGAGACGCACCTCGTCCAAGCACAAGATGTCCATGGGAGTAGAGTCCATAGACGCCACACCACCCGTGTAAGACAGGTAGAGAGAGCTGTTCCCGAACTGAACAAGATCAATACTCGGAGGCCCTGAGATAGTTTCTCTAAATTCAGGAATTCCATAAATAAGAGGGCGTAATCGATCCTTAGAAAATTTAGCCACCGAGTCAAAAACGGGAAAGTAAAAACCGCCTTTCCGAGCTATCTTCCTGCCAATAGACTGACAATACCTAAGTTGGTGTAAAACCTTTAGAATCATCCAAATCGTAAGACCCACCTGGGTACACTTGCGTACAGAGATGACAGGGTTATCACAAAGATATATATCTTTTAAAAACTTACGACCCTTAAAAGTAAAAGGTTTGTGGTCAACATTAAACTCGTTAACCGCGCACCACACCCCCAAGTTCTCCATACGGAGAGCTTCTAACTGTTTTTTAGATAGGCCAGGGCTGTTAACATCCACTAGGCATCTTCATATTCTTTTTGGCGCTCTTCATAGCGAAGCTTAGGATCGTACACTAAGTCTTTTTCCAAGTAATAAACTCGATCGGCAGAGTTCGCTAAATTACGACTGAGAGCATTCTCAAAAGAACAAACAATAACTTCCTTCCCGTACTCCATGAGAGGGGTAGTCATATACGTAAAGTCACCATCCCCACTAATTAGAATAAAGCAGTCATAATCTTCCGACCTATAAAAAGCATCTGCTGTAATACCAACATCCCAATTAGTATTCTTGGCGTGCTTCTTCTCTGCGTCGTAATGAAGATTCCTTTTTTTAACCGTCATATTTAACATCTTTAGAGTATTTATAAAGCTATTCTGGTCGTGGTTAGGGCTGGCAATTAAATACGCCACGACGTTCACCTCAGACGCACCATCTTCCGCTATGTCATCAATAAAATCTAATAGCGCACGATAATCCACTCGGTAGTTGGGGCCAAAAGCATACCTACAAGAATACCATAGATTCTGGATATCTATCGCCACATGATAGGCTTTTTTTACCGTCATTCTAAATTCCTACTTATTGAGATCGTTCGTGTCGCATATACAGTGAAGAAGTACTTTGCCGCAATGAATGCACCTAGCTACTTGGGTGCTACCACTCATTCGCTGCCCTTCTGTGGATTTCTTTATTAAAAGAGAGGAAACGTTTCAGTGTCATCACTACGTGCTCTCTCACACACAAAAACTCTTTAAAGGAGCTTATCTCCTCGTGCCCCCCGACACCCTCGTCAGCCAACCGCGATAAGATCTCCGCGTATTCGCTACACAACATCACGAAAGAAGGCATATAGTTCTTAGTAAATACTAATAGTGGAATCTTGTCGGGAGGACACTCACTACTACATTGTGTCCACCACTTCCAAACAGGACACTTGCTAGATGTAAATACTGTATGAAATCCCTTCAACGCCTCTTGGTTCTTAGCCTCGACATGGTACGGAAACGTCTCGTCGGGAGTACTGATGTCGCCCGCCAAATTATAGTCGTGCTTAAGCTGGGACCCACCAGACATGGGAGTGCGAAAGAACTTGGCACCCCATAAATCAGAAAACGACTTACATAAAGTGCGCTCGTAAGAAGAACCCTTCCTCTTCGCTTTTTTACCCGCCCTACGGCGATCAGAAGAAGAAACAGGAATAATATCCAGAGAGTCAGGAATATCAGTTATACGAAGTGAGGTCGGAGGTATCGTCTTCATCATCATTTCTATCTTTTATCTCTACTCTTAGTATTTTACCATCAGTACTGTCGTAGTACTGCTTGATTACAAAGTTTTTATCTACGAATTTTTGAAACTTAGGAAGACCCAACAAGGCCCTAAAAACACCTACTAAATGTTCCCCCGCCTCAGACACTAAAACTTCACGGTAGTTCATATCTGCAGGTTAAGGAGTTCCAACATACTCTGTCAAGATTTCTCGATTAAGGATACTACCTGAATTCTCCTTTTTTCAAAAGGAGTTACACGAACGACAGTGCTCGCGCGAGGGGTCACACCCCCAATAGGTCGCACACCTTGTACCAATCCACCCACCCTTCGGGGGTAAGAGGGCAGCCCACACCCTTATCATCAATGTGTGCATAGCCCACAGGCTTGCCATTAAACCCAGTGTCGAGCCGGTCGTAAAGAAGGTTCTGGCTCTTCAAGAACTGCACCATTAGGCCATACGCCTCGCCCGCCGCACCGCCATACTGCGCGTTGTTACGAGCAGAGCTAATCATGACGAGGTACCCACCCTTCTTGAGGCGCGCAAGCCCCTCCGCAGCGCCGGGCACGAGCCCTACACACGCAAAGTCGTCACGAAAAGGACAAATAGTGTTGTCAAAATCTACAACAATAACATCTTCGTAGTCAGCCACTAAACAAACCTAAGTAATAAGATATAAGGTAAATAAGAGAAGCAACGGCTATATCTGAGTTAAAGTCTACCTTGAATTTTATTTCAGAAGGCTCTTGACTGGTAATAATAGATTTTCTGTAAGACACGAAAGTGCCCACCAAATCTAATACCACCAGGATTAGATAATAAATAGACAAGTACGAGATATACGCGAACAGGCCATGGATCATAGTTGTATATGCTCGTACCCCGGCTTCTTAATCAAAGCAATAAACGATTTACCTACCGAATCCGAGTCAACGAGTGAAGAGTAAACATCGGGAAGAACATCCAAATACTGATACACCTTACCGTTGGTAAACTCTACCTCCAACAGAAAACTAGAAGCATCATATCCCAAAGATTTGATCATACTAGATTCAATACTTTCCCTGTCCATTTAGCCTATTCCTTAACCGTTACTGCGTAGACCTTCTCGCCTGCCGAGTCCCCGTTTACCACAACCACTTCGGCGTGACGAGCTATATGCGTCCTCACGAGATCGTTCAAGTGCTTGGGCGTAGTGAGGCCCGCCATGTTCACAGGAACAGTAAAGACTGACTCCTGCATAACAACCTTGAGAGAAATCCGCAGACCTTCCCCGCAGTGCATACAGAAGCGAGCAACTTCTGGATTCTCCCCCGTACACCTCCTACATGGAAGTGCAAGAGCGCATATAACCCCACTGTGGGACGACGAGTCGGTACCCTTTTCCTGCACTACATTTTTTGTTGTAGAAGTCTGAGTACTCTTCTCTTGAAAAGAAAGAGCCGTATGAACGCGATAGGAAAGAGCATTTCTACGTCCAGCCTTTCTCTCTAGTCGCCCCCAAAGACCACGACGAAAAGACTGAGACATGTAATCCTTAAGCGTGTCGGGCCTAAGATGCTTCTTATATCGGTTGTTATATTTCCTCGTCAACGTGGCAGGGAGATACCACGTACCCAGCGTCATCAACGGCTCAATCTTTTTAGCAAAGTTAATCAACGACTCATCTGAGATAGACGGACTCAAGCCCTGCTTACCTTCTGAAGAAGCCCTCACTGCTGACCTGGACAGATTAGTAACTGCTTCTCCAGTTTTATCTACAAAGTACCGATAGGGAGCAGTACTGTTATCTCTAACCCTTGAAAGACCAGGGAAATATGTAGAGTCACAAATAATACTCAAATACTTTTTGAAAGTATGCTTCCCAAGAGGGATATCCCTCCTACTGTTGAAAACATCCCAATAGTCAATAGGATCAAAAATCCTATTCTCAGGAAATATAGTTCGAACCAAATTAGCAAATCTCTCAGCGTTAACTTGACTTAAAACAGTCATTTTTACTCCTATTTATAATATGGTACCGGAAGCGGGAGTCGAACCCGCACACCCTTAAGGGCGAGGGATTTTAAGTCCCTTGCGTCTACCAATTCCGCCATTCCGGCGCATATAAGCCGCCTTACCGACGACTAAGTACCTCTCTATCACATGCCCAAAAGGAAGGCAAGAAGAAAACGTATTCCCATCAGACCCCACACGACGCGCGGGGGTTCTTACCTTCACGGATCTCTTTCCCGTATAACCGCACCCTTCAACCACACAGATGCCATGCGCTTCCCGTCGAGGCAATTTCTACAATATGCATGTTCTCTTCTAGTTCTCAGATCAAAGCGATCTTCAAGCCGAGACACAAGTATAACATCATCAATCTTAACCGATTTGGAACAGATACAATTTATACGCTCACTTCGATTTCTACTCACTTAGCTCTCTCACATAACTGAGACCATCTCTACGTTCCATAAGTATCTCATCGGAGAAATAACTCTTCAACTCATCACGATGGGTAATGACAAACACAGAGGACTTACGTCTCGCTATATCCTCTAGTACCTTGATTACGTAATAAAGACCATCAGCATCCACGCCTTCAAAGACCTCATCAAGAACCAATAAGTTAAAACGCTTCCCTGATCGAGCAGAGACGAAGTCGTTGAACCCCAAAGCTACACCAAGGTCCACACGGCGCTTCTCGCCCCCGCTGTTACCTTCATAGCTGTCAGCAGCGTTCCTGTTAGAGATCTCCAGGTTAAAGTTATCTCGCTTCTCTCCAGAAGCTAGCTCTTTGACCGTATTGAACTTGGCCTCGATTCCTCCATCCGTGAGGATCTCCAAGTAATGCCCCACTCGCTCGTTAAGGAAGGGGACTATTTTATCTAACAGGTAAGATCGAATACCTGTCCTGGAAAAAGCATTCTTCCAGAACTCATAGTAGTTCATATCCGTATCGATCTTCTCGACCTCTTTCTCAAACTCCGTCACAGAGACGCCTAGCGCCTCTAACTCTGTCCCATACTCCAAAGCAGCCTGCTCCCAGACGTTCTCAGACGCCTCAAGCCGCTCAATAGCCTGATGGTGAGCCTGTACCAACTCCTTCTTGGTCTTTATCTGTAAAAGAAGTTCAGTACGTTTATCCCTAATCTTTGTAACATCTCTAAGACGAGATTTTTGCTCCGCTATAATCTTCCCTATCTCTCTGATGTTATCCTCTATGTCGGCTACCTTACTCTTACGCTTGTTACTAAGGTCAGAAAGTTTTCCTTCTACAGAAGAAAGAGACTTTTGCATATCTCTGATATTAAATTCGTAACCTTCTTTTACCAAGTGGAGGGACTTGGAAGTTACTACTCCTCCGCAGGACTCACACTCTTCTCCCACATAATCGTCACTTAAGAGATTACCCACCCGTAACTCAAGCTCCGAGATATCACGTTCAATACCACGCTTGATAAGAAGTTGTTCGTTACGCTTCTCTGCAAAAGTATCTAATATAGTTCGCTTATCACACTCTTGAGCCCTAGAAAAATCTTCACAATCCGCAATAGATCCCTCTACATCTTCTACGCTCTCCACCTCAAGCGCGCGTACCCGCCCCCCCAAAGCACCTATTAACTCTTCTAGAGAAGCTTTCTTCCCCTCTAGTACAGAAATCTCAATAGATTTCTCTTCATCGAATTTACTAGCACGGTGTAGTGCCTGCGTAACTTTCTCCTCACAGGAGGATACACGCTCACTTAGCTCCCGCGCTCTGCGCGCAGCCTCCTGCCTCGCAGACCCCAACGACCGGAGGTTGTCCTTCACGTGCTCATGCGAACGGACAAATATCTCCAAATTAAGAATCTTCTCTAACGTCTCTTTCTTCTCTGAATCCGTCATCTCAGAAAAACGTTTAAGATTCTTACTGTGTCCCTGCCCAAAAATAACCGAATTAGAAAAAGCCATCTTGTCCATACCGATAATAGACTCAATGTACTTCTGGGTTTCTCGGTTGTCCTTACCTCGCGAATCAACATCGTTGATATAGAGATAAAGATTATTCTTGTTCTTGGAGTGCTTTCGGTACCGCTCTATTCGATACGCAGTCTCCCCCTCTTTAATTTCCAAAACCACCGAGCAATTCTTCTTGGACTTCTTATTAACCACACTATCAGCTGATTTGAGGTTTCTAAGAGTCTCCCCAAACAAAGCCCAATAGATGCCCTCAACAATAGAAGACTTACCAGAACCATTACTTGAAGAAGTGACGTCATCGGAGTTCTCCCCTGCAATTCTACAGAGGCCCCTACTACTTAAATCTATATCCGCGTGTCCAATAATTAAGAAATTATCAAGTTTGATATTAGTTATATCCACAACTCTAACCTATTTTAAGTATTGATAAAACCTCATCTAAATTACCTTCTTTTATCCGCTCAGCTATCTTCTCAGCAGAATAGTAAGGTTCTAAATTCGATTCTATATCTCTAAAATCCAATGCCGCCAAGGCATCAGATAAAATAACAGCTACACTCTGCCACTTCCTAACACAGTCCTTAGCAGCCAAAGTGTTCTCTACGAGCTTATTCGTCCCAGCCTGGGTCAAACCAACCTCCCCACCTCAGTATCTATGTTTACGCCTCATCTTCCACCCAACAACGCCCAAAGTCAACCTATAAGGCACACAACCAGACTACTTGAGTAGTATTAATATCATTCAACAGAATCACTACGAATACTACACTAAATAAAAGTTTAGGTGCTTCAAATAGCATCTAGTAAAATCCTGTCGAGACAATGCTGTCACGAACGAGGTATCATAGTTTGTGTGGTCAAAAAAACTTAATCCAGATAGCTAGGGAACACAGAGAAAAAATATTATCTGTGGGAATAAATAATAAGGCGCTCTCAGAAAAGTTCAACATCTCCCAAGAAGAAGTAATTGAAGTAAGAAATTATGTACGGGCATTTTCTCTTGAACAACAAGAGGAAGAGGGCGTATCCCACCACTGGTACGAAGCGGCTACCCTAATAGGAAGAACCGCTATACGATACATAAAAAACAGAGAGTGGAACGCATTTTACAAGAGTCACGGACACAAATTAGATTTTAAGGAAGAAGAGTTAAAACCGTGGGGGCACTGGTTAGTCGCCCGACAAGAAGTCGGTTACTTGATAGAATTAGAGCCCCTGTTTGAAAAAGAAGAAATACTTCCAGAGGTAGAAAAAGAAGAAATAGAAAAGAAAGGATCAAAGAAATACATAAGCGATAAGCGCATCTGGTACGACGAGGACCGAGACACCTACACAACCTATCTCCCTGGAGTACCTCACGCAATAGAATTACCAGGCGAAGTCCACCGAGACTTGGTAAGAGCATACAGCAACTTCGCTGGAAATCCAGCATCAGTCAACGAACTAGCTAGAACATTTCAACTCCCCAGAAACTGGATAGTAAAATATTTACGCGTTCACGAGATTACACATGACCGAGAGCCATTTACACCCGAAGAAATTATGTCGAAATCTGAAGAAGAGCTGGCGCAAGAAGCTCTCCAGATACGTCGAGCCGCCCTCTACACTCGCCTTGAGAGAGACAAGTGGAAAGAAATACAAAAAGATGCACAGAAATGGCGTGAGTACGAAGCATGTACTCTTCGCAGACTGGAAAACATCACCAGTAAAAGGAAAGAAGGAAAAATACAAAAAATAAGCATCCCTCCTTCAAACAGAAAATTCGCAGCTGTCATAACCCCAACCGACTTTCACTGGGGCAAATACGGGGGAGTATACGAGTGTGGAGAAGAGTACAATCGTACTACTGCAAAAGAGAGGCTCCTCTCCTCTACTGAGAAAGTCATAGCCGACGTAACTAAATACGGTCGTCCTGAAAAAATCATTATGGGCATTGGCTCCGACTTCTTTAACGCTGACACATACGCAGGGACCACCACCAAAGGTACTCCCCAAGATAACGACGGGAACATGGCTGACATCCTCTCCACAGGATGCGACCTCATGACCTTGTACATTGACCTCCTGCGGCAAGTCGCTCCTGTAGAGTTAGTTCTGATGGCGGGTAACCACGACCGTATCCTCAGTATAAGCCTCCACCTCTACCTCCAAGCTTGGTATAACAACTGTGACTCTGTCACCACCATCAAGTGCGCTCAGAGCCGTCAATACATTGTATACGACAGTAACTTGCTGTGCTTTCACCATGGTGACGCCGTTACGAAAACAAGCGACCTCGCCAGATTGGCAGCAATAGAGGCTCCCCACGACTGGGGGCGATGTGCCCACCACATGGCATTTACGGGACACCTTCACTACGAAAAGATAGAGGAGGATCGGGGCTTCACACGCTATCAACTGCCTAGCCTGTCTGGGGAAGATAAGTGGCACGCCAGAAAAGGATACGTGGGAAACAGAAAGATGATAGCAGCGGTACTTATAGATAATAAAGAAGGAATATTTTCCTCTATATACGGATCTAGTAACGGATAATATATTTCTTGACGGTAACATGACATAAAAAGAACATGGTTATAGGTAGGGAGACCCACGCCTTAACCATGAACAACAGAAAAATAAAACTTATATCTGTTAACTTTCTAATAGCAGATATTATTTTACTTTTAATCCTAGTGTCCCTAACTAGGTGTTCACACGAACAACGTACTGACTCTTATTTACAATCTGATACAGAAGAATATATAGAAGATATAATTATAGAAGACGCTGACGTAGAAGAAGACACTTATGCATTAGACTGCTATCGCACACAGTACTGGTTCTGCCCGCCGCTCGACGCAATATGGCAGATGCCGGTCATAGTTGATATCTGTATCGATCCTCCTCAGGTGATAGAAGTAGGAGAATGTGAGGAGTACTTCGAATGCGACCCCTCTGTCTTTGAGCAAGGAGAAAACGACTGTACGACAGAGAACGGATTTCCTGGTGCCCAAAAGATATACTGCAATAAAGGGCACTACGAGTACGGGGAATGCGTTACCCCCTGTACAGAAGAGATATGTGACTACAAAGACAACGACTGTGACGGCCAGATAGACGAGAGCCAGACCAACGCTTGTGGGGTATGCGGACTGGTTCCTTCTGAAGCGTGTGACAATCTGGATAACGACTGTGACGGTCTCGTAGATGAAGATCTTATTCAAGAGTGTTTTACTTCTTGTGGAAGTGGTGTGGAGTACTGCATCTCCGGTAACTGGATATCTTGCACAGCCCCTGCAGTAGAAAAAGAGATCTGCAACAACCTAGACGACAACTGCAACGGGCTTGTAGACGAAGATCTAGACTGCGGTTGTACAGAAGACATGGTTGGGATCCTTATCCCCTGTGCAGAAGAGCCGTTACTGTGCGGACAGGGCTTTAAATCATGTGAGTGTAAAACACCTGAGTGTATAGAGTTTATAACTTCCCCCTGCCAAGCTGCTTGCTCTTACTACCCCTCTCTCAACCCCAACTGTGACCCCCTCGTAGGGATGGAGATGGAGGTAGAGGCATGTAACAAGTTTGACGACGACTGTGACGAGCTTATAGACGAGGCTCTAGTCGCCGGATGCTACACAGGACCTGACGGTACCAGTGGTATAGGTATTTGTTTACCTGGGGAAATCATCTGCGAAGAAGGCGTGTGGGGTAATTACCTGGAAGAATCTTTTCAACCAGGATTCTGTGATGGAGAGGTATTACCCGAAGACTCCGATAATTGTAACGGTACTGACGATGACTGCGACGGACTCGTAGACGACGGAAAAGAGCTAAAAGACACAGATATTCTATTCTTAGTAGACTGGTCCGGGAGCATGTCCGAAGAAATAGAGGCTGTAAAGCAAGCTCTTACGATGTTCGCCTCTAACTACTCGGACGAAGAGGTCATCCAGTGGGGTATGGCAGTTGGGCCCATTACCAAATTCGGAGGAGTAGAAGAGTTAGTGATCCTCACTAACTTTACAGACTTCCAAACCTTTGTAACCACCCTAGCTACCGACGCCCCCAGCCTCAGTGGTGGTAGAGAAATGCTCTACGACGCCCTCTATTTATCCTTGTTCAGCATAGCTACTCCCGCCACTCCCCCCGACAAAGACCTTTTACTGTGGGAGAACAAGGTCAACTCCAGCCCTGTTCTGAGTAGCTTTGCATTCTCCTGGAGGGAAGACGCTAACAGAGTAGTGATCGTATTCACGGACGAAGAAGGGCAAAGCTACTTAGACCCCAGCATCAAGCAAACAGACTTGATAGCAACTACCCAGGCTGTAGAAGACCTGAACGTCTACGCATTTACAAATAACTCCTCCAAGGAAAACGGATTTTTAGAAAACGGGTGGGCACCCGTCGCCGTTGCCACAGGAGGGGAGTGGTTCGAATTAACACCAGACCCTGGGGTGATGTACACCCACCTCCTGGAAATACTAGACGAGAACATTTGTGAATAAGAACAACATACTAAAGAAATCTCTATTCTGGATATGTATGCCTACGTTAGGAGCGATGCTCTTAGCCGCAGTCAATCTACTAGCCCCCAGTCCCCCCAAAATCGAACTACCGAGCCCCCCTAGTAAATATACAGTTGGGTGTTTCATAGGGGGGCAGTCAGTCTTTATGGGTGACATCCTCGGGCCGATAAGAGTTTCCCCAAAAGGGGAAATCGTATTCTTCTCCCTCGATTGGAACGTAGAAGTGAGGTTGATAAACGCAGGTTGTATCTCCATGGAGGGGAGATTAACCGCCCCTACCGTTTACAAAGAAGGGGACACAAAAAACGACCCAGACCACACCATAATTTAAAACGGGGGAGATATGGAGACCACACCAGACACGCTACTATACGTAATTACTACAATATGTACATTCGCATTAGGTATAGGCATAGGAGCGCACATAGAAAATAGAAGGATTAAAAAGACTGATATAGAGAATCTTATAAAAAAAAACATGTTTTCTAATATCTATTTATACGAAAATCTAAATATCCACATAACCATAAACTCTGCCGAGTACGACGTGGCCACCGCAGTCACCCAAAGAATTCATAAAACAGAAAGGGTCCAACATGAAAGCCGAGATAATAATAGCAGAGCTTCAATCCAAAATAGAAATACTAGAAGAAGAGAATGAGGCGCTCTGGGACATGCTTGAAGAGCTACGTAAGTCCGAAGTGAAGAACTTCCAAGAAGCCTTACAGGCAGCACACGACCGCATCGAACTTGATCGTATCCTTCTTCGTATGCCCACCGACGACACGATTAACTAAGGAATTCGTGAACCCCCCCACTAAAAGAACCATCATTTCCTTCCTCATACTTCTCATGTGTTCCTGCACTGCGAGCGGCACCCTACGGGGAGGAAACGCCCTGTACACGTGTAATTCTAGTAAGGATAAACAACTAGTAAAACTACCTGGGTGGGAAAACGCATGGCACGTCACGCCTGAGTGTTCCACAGCCGACCCTATACAAGTCTCTATAGCTATGAAAATATTCTATATGCACTGGTTAGACATGTTTGGCGATCCTCTCAATTTAATTAAGAAGAACTTACACAAAATGATGATCTTGTGGGGAGAGAAAGTACGATCTACTCGCGGGTACCGAATGGATGGTACGTACCGCGACAATCTCAGAGCTATAGGTATAGCTCACACAAAAGGTACCATCTGGGTAAAAAAAGACAGAGAAACCCAGATATGTAGAAGCAGTCTAATACACGAACTAGTACACGCATCAATCTGGGTACTTAAAGGGACAGACGGAGACCCGGACCATCTAGGGGGCAAATACGCAGGCTGGACCGTGGACCACTCGGCGCTTATCGAAACAGTCAAACAAGAACTCTGCCATCTAGGGATATAAACTCCGCGTGCTGGACTCGAACCAGCGACCCGGTGGTTAACAGCCACCTGCTCTACCAACTGAGCTAACGCGAACTAAACACCCCCGACAGGACTCGAACCTGTGACCCACGGCTTAGAAGGCCGTTGCTCTGTCCAGCTGAGCTACGAGGGTTAACTACTCTTCATAATCTTGAAGACGCTCTCTCACGAGCCGTTGCCACCGCCTTAGGCGCTTGTAGTGACGGGGAGCCCGGCACCTCCAACCCTTCGGCCCCGAAGCTACCCAAGCCCACGCAGACACAAACCCACGCCGCTTTCCACACTTACGTCGAGCCTTGGGCAACGCCTTCATTATCTGACCAGTCCAGGCATCTGCTGAATCATAGGGGTCTGTGCGATCTACCTGATACACCCTCTCCCACCAAGGCCACAACTGCAAAATACCTATGGCTTTACCCTCGTCGCCACGAGCTTTCGAACTATAACGTGACTCACTGCACGCAGCAGCTAATACCATCCCCCTATACTTTTCTGGGATACCCGCAGCCCGCTCTATAGAAAGCAGATCAGAAAGGAGCCTGTGGTTCACGCTGTCTGACGTGGACGAACCACACTGCTCCAAAGCTACGTCCACTAAAACAGCATCAAATACCACATCATGTGTGGTATCTCCTCGCGCGTCTAAAGGGGTCACAGCTACCAACAACGTAGTAAACAAAAGAACATACAAATTCATATCTTATCCATCGCCTGTGAAAGGATCTTCTTGCCTATATCAAGAAGTCTATCCCTATCCAACAGCGATGTATCTATCAGATCTGAAGCCATATAGTCATCTAAAATCTGATAATCTCCACCAGACTCAGAGAACTCTATACGTTCTGAAGCAGTATCTTTTACTTTTTCAGGCTCGTATCTGAACTCAACAGCTAATGCCCCCCGACATTTTAACTTCTCTTCTATCTTACTTTTCTTATCATTATCTATATCGTAGTTTCGTATTATCCTTACGAAACAATTTGATACATCATAGTTCTTTGTCTTATCTCGTACCTCCAGAAAACGAGGAGCCTCAATAGGAATACGCGCTATAGAATTATCTTCAGAGTCATAGACTATGAAACTCTTCTCGAAACCTACGTCATCCCACCTGTGCTGCATCGCAGACCCAATATAATGGAACTTGCTCCCTAGCTGCTGACCTATATGGTAGTGCCCGCTAAAAACAATGTCCCACTCATCAAGACGAAGCATGGGAAGCTTCAACTCACAAGGTAAGACGTAGTCAGAGGGGCCTACCTTGGCACCCTCAATACCGTAATGAATAAGGAGAATATGTCTCAACCCCTCCGGCTTCTCCCGCAGCCCCTCCTCGATATGCTGAGCAATTACCTCTCCATCATCGTAGTAAGGCACCCCAAACAGGTAAACACCACCCACCAGCTCACACCAGTGAGGTTGAGTAATAACCGTGCAATCTGTGGAATGAAACCTCTCCAGAGCATGGACAGTGCCCGACTTATTGGCTTGGTCATGATTTCCAGGTATCATTATAGATGATACCTGCCTGGACCATTCGTAGATAAATCTGTGGATAGTGTTGTAGGTGTTGACGTCAATAGACTTACGTCTATCGAATAGGTCCCCACCAAAGACCACGTAATCTACTTCATGCTCTGCAGCATACGAATACACCTGTTCAATAACACGCGCAGCATCCATCACGCGGCTATTAACACCGTGCTCTAATATAACCCCGTTGTTGTACGGATGAGCATGAAGATCTGAGTAGAGAGCAATCTTCATAGTTACTCAAACACAGTTGGAATAAGCAATACAGTACCCTGTCTCTGCACAAACGCCTGTCCAACACTGCCCTTGTCCACACTCGCTATCTACGTAACAGGGGATAAGAGCGTTCTCAAAGGAAACCGCAGGCTCACAAAACGAAAGAAACAAAGCTATAATAAGCGCCATTATATAAACTCCTCACTATTTGTATCTTCTATAGATTTATTTAATTGACGACAAACAACGGCTTCCAAGTTCTTAGAGAGTACATCCTCTAAAGATTTCAGGTCAGTTGAATATTCGTCAGAATCAATTTCTACTTTGATGGATAAATCAACTCGCAGACTTTCATAATTACCAAGATTAATAGTACGCCCAATGGAGAGCGTCGTCTCTAGCATCTTCATATACATAACACCTTAGGGAGTCGTTGTCAACCCCTCTCGTAATATTGACTCAAGTAATTCTGCTATATCTTTATTTTTCTCTAAATATTTAATTGCTCCAGCTCTTCCTTGTCCAATGGACTCACCATCATATTTAAACCATGCACCACTCTTTTCTAAGAGTCCACGCTCGACCGACATATCTACTATGTCTCCTAGCGCATCAATACCTTTCCCAAATACGATACTTACGTAAGCCTCTTTAAAGGGAGGGGCTAGCTTATTTTTGACTACCTTCACACGGACTTTATTTCCAATCACATCCTCACCCCTTTTAATGGAGGCGGTACGGTGAATGGACGCTCTTATAGAGCAGTAAAACTTGAGGGCATTCCCTCCCGGAGTAGTCTCCGGGTTGCCGAACACCACACCAATCTTCTGACGTGTCTGATTGATAAACATGAGACACGTATTAGTCTTACCCACCACAGCAGTGAGTTTACGTAGGGCCTGGCTCATCATGCGAGCCTGAAGACCCATGTGATTCTTCTCCATGTTCCCCTCAATCTCCGCTTTGGGAGTGAGGGCGGCAACCGAGTCGATGACCACAAGATCTACAATATTAGCTCGCACGATATCCTCGACGATATCCAGGGCTTGTTCCCCGTAGTCAGGCTGCGAGAAGAGCAACGCATCTGTATCGATACCGATCTTACTTGCGTACTCCAGGTCCAGCGCGTGCTCCGCATCAATAAAGGCGGCAACACCACCCTGTCGCTGACACTGTGCAATGGCATGTAGCGTCAGGGTGGTCTTGCCTGAACTCTCAGGGCCGTAGACCTCTACAATCCTACCCCGAGGGTAACCCCCAACACCAAAGGCATAGTCTATCCCTACAGAACCAGACGGAATGACAGAAATATTTCGGGAAGGACTGTCGCCCATCAGCATTAAAGAGCCATCTCCATGATTTTTGGAAACAGCACTCATCAGTTCCGCTAACGCCTTAACCTTGTCAGCAGAGTTAGGTAGAGATGTGGCCATCGCGTTAGCTTTGGCCTTTTTTGACTTACCTACAGTCTTGGAGGATTTTAACTTCACTATTTAGTTCTCGCTGCTTGTTTAAGTGCTTGAAGCTTTTTCTTCATAGCTGCCTGCTTACTGGAATCATCAGCCAAGACGTCATCCCACTCATCATCATCGGCAGTCTCGAACTCGTCACTGTCCTCCGTTGAAGAGGGCTCAAACTCATCGTCATCCGACGCAACTGGTACTTCGCTCGTCAGCTTGGGGGCCACCGAAGCAGCGGAAGCAGGAAGGGCTGCGCTACCCGTGCGGGGGTCCCAAGTGCCGTCGAAAATCATCGTCTGCTGCTCATACGAGTAGAGCTTGACCGGGAAGGTACTGTCCAGGTCGTAGAGATGGTCCAGGGCCTCAGGCACCTCAAGCTCAGTGGGCTTCGCCCCCACCTGTAAGTCGTAGCGAGTCCAAGTGCGCTCACCTTGAGAAGAAACCTGAGAACTACTGATTTTGAAGTTTCTACCAGTTTCAGGGTGGGTGAGATCGCCGTAGTCAGGATCTCTGAAATACGCCCTGACTTCCTGGAACAACTTCCAACTAGGGTTCCACAAGAGAACCTTTGGGGTTCCATCCTCGTTATGCGGATCTTTCACGTCGATGACGTTCAGAAGAACGCTCACTGCGATCTTCATCTTCCGACCCAGGGCAGCCTGCCGGGGGTCACCGCTGTTGAAATACTCGTTAACCATCTCACAGAAGTAACACGGCTCATCAGCGTGCTTCCGAGCACACGCCAGAGGCGGTGTGTTTCCATGCCCCACAGGGATTCCCCAGTGCTGGGAACGTACTCTATAAAACGTAGAATCTGTGGGGCCACGAAGAATACGAATGACACGGGGTTGCCCGACCTGAACCTTCAACCGATTGACCCGTTTACCGCGACCAAATCGGCTGTCATCTTCAGACAGCTTACCGAGATCTAGACTTACAAAATTATCAAAGTTACCCATTATTTTTCTCCCGAAGGATCGTTGGTTCATTGAACGTCTTACGATGATCTGCCCCAGCGTTTATCAACGCTTGAAGCTTGTGTGAAAGCGCACCGCAAGTCGCCTTGAACAATTGCTTATTTTTTCTTGCTTCAATCGAATCAAGTTTTAATTGTTGGTATTCTACATTAGTAATTACGGTATTTCTTATCTTGGTTTCTGTTGCTCTTTCTCCTGCTGCTTCAAAGTCCATTCTCACCTGCCGGTCCAACATGGCCCCGAGCCTCTCAAGCTGATACTCGACCAACTTCTCTTGCTTCTCTGCCTCTGCCATCAAGTAACCATACGCAGCAGACAACTCTGACTGGCGCATGAACTCAAGATGGAGATTAGACTGGTCGACCTTTACATCCTCAATCGGATCTAACTCTGAATACAGAGGGCGTAGGTCATATGATTTTCCATCTATTGATATAAAATGTTCGTCTGACATTAAACCATCTCTAAAGGTTGCTTAGCTCCCCAAGATATATCGCTGTATGATATTTCAGCAGTGATGGGAACTCTAAAATTCCAATTTTCAAATGCCTCTTTTATAGGGATTAATAAATCTATCTCCTCTTTATGAATATAAAATACAATCTCGTCATGGATGTTCATAACCATGGCAGACTTGGTGGTCGCCAGAAGGTCATGGCATCTTCGCATGATTATCTTGAACATGTCTGCAGCTGAACTTTGAATCACAAAGTTAACAGCCTGTCGGTATCCTCTTTCTCTCTGCCACGATTCAATATCTGTGTTCTTCAAAAAATCTAGATGCCTGACTCTTCCAAAATAGTTACGAACGTATCCATGTTTCTTTGCTAGGAATTGGTACTTCTTTATGAAATCTGCAACGCCTGAATATCTGGTCAAGTAGGTGTCGATATAATGCTTGGCCTCTTCCACCGGCACCTCAAGGGTCTCTGCCAGCTTCGAAGGTCCGATGCCGTAGATAATACCGAAGTTGATCGGCTTTGCAACTGTTCGTTGATCTTTTGTGACTTCATCGATCTCAATCGAGAAGATCTCCGCAGCAGTACGACTGTGAATGTCCTCATCACAGGTGTATGCGTGGAGGAGAATGGGGTCCTGACTATAATGAGCTGTCAAACGCAGCTCAATCTGGCTAAGATCGATAGGTACCACAAGGTACTCATCCGAAGGAGGCACAAACGCCTCCCTGATTCCCGTTGAACGCGGGATGACCTGGAGACTGGGACTCCTACAGGTCAAGCGTCCCGTCACAGCCACAGCCTGCGAGTAACTACAATGAATCCTGCTGTTGTCGTCACAAAAATCACAAAGAGGATCGGTATAGGTATTCTTGTTCTTATACTTATCACGATACTCTAGAAGCTTAGAAACGAAAGGAAAGTTCTTAGCGATACCTTTCAAAGCTTTCTTGTCCGTCGACATCTTTCCTTTAGGAGTATACTGGTGGGTATGTATTCCTTTGTTCTGCAGAACCTTGGAAAGCTGAGTCGGGCTATTTAAATCAAACTCACACCCAGCAAGATCTATTACCTCTGCGTGAAGCTCATCAATCTCTACCTGAAGATGGCCCGACTTCTCCATCAACAAGCCCTGATCGATGTAGACCCCTTCCTCCTCCATCCCGCACAGCACAGGAAGAGTATCTAGCTCGCGCTCATACACCTTACCTTGTGCCTCATCAGCATACATCTCCCCGTGGAACCTCTCGAAAAGACGCAAAGTATAAAGGGTGTCTCTACAGGCGTACTGCACCATAATCGACACGGGGATATGCTCAAACCCGAAGTCAGCTAGCTTTATTTTTAGCCCCCGCGCAAGCTTACGCCGGATGTTACCGATGACCTTCCCGTAATGTGAGGCATTCTTATCTACAAACTTGGTAGCAAGGTGCTTGAGTGAGTGCCTGTCGTTCTCATCGAGAACGTAATGCATGAGCATGGTGTCATGCACTTTCCCCTTTACATAGATTCCTTCTTTCGAAAGCTTATGAAAATCAAACTTGTAGTTGTGGAACACGTAGTTCTTGTCGGGATAAGACAGTAACTCATTAAGGACAGAGGCGCAGTCCTCAATATCAAGTTGGTTCTCATCCCCTAGATGGCGAAGGGGAACGTAATAGTTGTGCTCGTCAGACCAGGAGAAAGACACTCCAATGATCTGGTGCTCCCACCGAAGCCCCTGCGTCTCAGTGTCTACAGCAATGGTGGAAGGGTCGTCTGTTAGAAAACACTCAAACGCTTCCAAAAGTTTAGGTACCGTATCCAAACAAGTGAACTTATACGTGTCATCCGAGTCGACAGCATCCATGTCCACCTCAGACAACACCTTGGCGAGCACCTGCTCCCGACTCTTAGGTTTACCCCTCGAATAACTTCGGGTGCTTTGCTTTTTGGCGCTCCCGGCGCCTTTCTTTATTTTTGTTGTGGTCTTGGACGGTTCTCTTTTTAAGCGCATCTTCTACCTTCTCTCTTGTATTTAGTGTGCGTAACGCTGGAGCACTCAGGAGCATCACCATCTCCCCACTCCCACACTCCGAACACACTAAGCTATTTTTATCGGCATACTTATAGCGATACTCGTTCACCAACCCACAAGCATCGCATCTAAAATCATTCAGAATCATTAATCAGATCTCGTTCTAGTAAACGCAGCCATAAACTTATCCACATCCCCCTCACCATGAAGGGTAGCTACCCAGTTTAAATAAGAAGGAAAGTTAGGACGCTCGGAATCAAACAACCCGCGACACCTGATACCCCCCTCAAATAACTCATCTGATAAAACATCTGCTACATATAATAGGATAGAATTTTTACGCCGGGTATCCACCTTCAATATGAACTTCTTATCTTCTCCTACAAATGAATGTAGGCATTTGGTAGCACGAACTGTGTACCCGTAGGACTCTAAAAAATCCCTGAGAATAAAAAGTAACTTATCTCTAAGAGTACCCTCATCCTTATACAAAAGACGCCCCGGCTTTACATAGCCTGAACGCTTCTTCTTGATAGACCTATCTATTATGGGGCGGCCCTTGGGCGCTGCGTCTTCCTCCTCCTTCCTAGAAGAGCTAAGCAAGCCGCGCGCAACAGCAAAGACACCTTTACACTCATAACGCAACAGACACTCTTCATGGGGGCACTCTGCTCCCCCAGTGTCTACATACTCACGACCGAAACAGTCGGGGGTCATTAAACTCGATCCAACTTCTCATCATAATGTTTTCTAATAAGACTACGAACCAGCTCGGATACCGTAACTCCACAGATCTCCCCGTCTTTAACCAGTAAATCATAATCGACTGGGGATACATAAATCTGTATTTTAGTCTTTACAGTACTTTTCTTCTTTAATCTCATCAGTGCCTCCTGCACGTGTAATTAGAGTACAAATCAACTACCACAGTAGTCCAACAAAGTCAACAACTTATTTCCAAAAGCTTAAACATTTCATAACCCACAGAATCAAACCTTACGGCAGATTCTAAAAGAGATTTATTCTCTTTTACACTCCGGGATCCGGCATCTTTACCGTCAGCGTGGAGTACTACGAGGCAGGCGCTCTGCAGCTCTGCTGCATACTTCTCAGCCTGAGGATAAGCATCTACGTCCCAGTAAAACACCACTGTTTTAAACGCATTCAACATCGACAACTGACGAGCAGAGAGTGACTTACCAAAAGAGGCTACTGAGGGGCCAACCAGGGAAGCGTTAATGGCATCAAAGACCCCTTCTGTCAAGATAATAGAGTCTGAACAAACGCTATCTATATTAAACAAAAAATCTGATTGTTTATTACCTTTGGGGTTTAAATACTTACGAGAGCTAGCCCCAAAAACGTCTCGGGCTACAAACGTTACAAGATCCCCCTTATAAAAACAAGGAACTATGATGCGTCCCGCGTACTGTCCCTCGTAGCAGTACTTAATGCCGTAATCATTTACTAACTCCGGGGTAAGGCCCCTTCCCAATATATAATTTTGTGCTTTCATTAAAGCACTATCGAGGGGCGCAATATTAGTCTTCTCAAAAATAGGCAAGAACGTATTATCAAAATCTAATACTTCATACTCAAAGAACTCTTCTTCTTCGTCAGCAAAGAGATCGTCCACCACCTCCTCAACCGAAACATCTATATGAGAAAACGAATCCCCACACATCCGAATGACTTCAGAGAAACTAATATTCTCTAGGTCTGCTATAAATCTAATAGGGGACTTAGGATTATATTTGCAGCGCTGACAGTAGGGAAGCCCGGCAGACAACAACACATACAAGTGCCCGCTGTCGTCGTCACACATGGGGCACCACACACGGACCCTATCCTCCTCACTAGTTTCTATAACCGGAGAAAATCTAGAGATAATATACCCGTGAAAGTCAAATCTTGATAAAAACTCAAGCCTATTCAAGAGACCTCGCAGCAAACCAAAACCACAGTCTAAGAGCTACTACCCCTTCAGAATTGGAAGAATATAATAAAATAGATTTATTAGTACCTTTCTTAAAACCGCCCTTATAGTTCGTCCCATCGTAAGATCTAACTATAGAATACGCTGGAAGATTAAACTTTTTTAACTCTTCCCAGATAAGATACACAGTATACGGGTCGACTATAGACGGGCCAAAATCAGAAAAGTTCTGATCTTTTACATAGCGCTCGTAATCTAGGTCGTTCATAAAAATGGTCTGAGGCGACACTTTCACCCCCAACATCCCCTCTCGCCAGACCCACAAAGGGTGTTGGGAAACCCGGTAGATAAGATCTAGCTCGTGATCAGTCATACTGAACTAAACGTAACACTACAACCCACCAACCAAAAGCATATTGGTTTTACAAGACGGGCAATCCACAAAAAAAGCAGAATTACGAACAATACTTCTTCTACACCCGCTGCACATAAACTTGTAGTTCCCATGCGCCCCAGACTTACAATACAAAAACTCTTCGTAAGAATCTGGTACCACCTTCTCTTCTATAAATCTTTGTCTAACTTTCAAATAGTTATAGTAAATTTCAAAATCACTATGATCTCTAGAGTAAATAAAATGACCAGCCTCATGTAACAGCGTCAACTTATAATCCTCCGGGTACATGAAGTGATAGTCCTGGTACATCACCACTCCCGGAGGGCTAAACGACGCCAAAGCTGCCTTTCCATCCCCACTAGACGGCTCAACCATTATATTGACCGGCCCCAACTCCTCCTGCGGTACAAAAAGTTTAAACAGACGATGAATCTCATCTGTTAAAAACATAGGAGTGAACCAGTGGAAATTATTATAGTCTAACATTATTATATACCTCGTAGTCTTACGGACTACCCAACAATTAACATATAGAGACTACCTTGTCAAGGACCATCATAAAAACGACCGTGAGCGAAGTCGGTACGCACCAAGACCTCCATGCCAGAGGTGCCGTCACGATTCTTCGCTACGAACAGCCGCATCTCTCGGTTCTCCTTCTCCTTCTTATTTTGGCAAAGTCCTATAATGACATCTGCGATCATAGCCTTACCAAAGTCTTCCGATATGTCAGCCACAGTGACCTGAGTCTTGCTGAGAGACGCCCTGTTAGCTTGCGTAGCTGTCCATATAGGAAGACCGGCCTCAACAGACCACCCACGTAACGTCTCGTAGATGTGAGAGTGCTCATGCCGCTTCTCTGTATAGCGAGCTTCCGACCGCAAAAGGTCTGCGTAATCAACGATTATAAACTCTGGGAAGAAACCACCTCTTCTTAAATTCTCCGTATACGAGCGTAGATTTTCCACTGTAGCACTCTGGGTGGGATACTCTTTAATATGAACCCTTCCACAAGCAGGGTTGTTATCTATCTCTTTTAGTTTCTTCTCCACCTTCTCGGGGTGGGACAACATCTCAGTAGTGGTAAGCCTAGCTATGCTCATATCAAATCGATCGAGATAGCGATCTTCACTCATCTCTAGAGTGAATATCAGACCACTCAATCCTCGAAACATATTAAACTCAGCAATATGCTTGAGCATCATCGACTTACCCCGGTTGGTGGGGGCAAGGATGACTCCCAGCTCCTTTTCACCGAGCCCCCCACCCCGGAGATAAGTGTCGAGGTCCATGATCCCTGTCGGGACCACTTTCTGAATAACGCTCCTGCGCTTAACGCGCTCCGCAAACTCACCGACATCAGGGTAAGTCTGCCCCGTCTTGAATATAATGTCAGACCGCTTGTATGCCTCCGAGAAAATACTAACTACATGCTCGTACTCCCCACGCTGGTAGGCGGTAGACGCAGCAACAAACGCCTCCTTCATAACATTCTTCTTCACAAACGAAACCACTCGCTCTTGGATGTACCCAGCATCCGCAAGGGGGTCGTCCCGAACGCTCATAAACACGAGCCGGATGTACTTGAGACGCTCCTTGTCCAGCTTCCCCCGCTTGATAGCTACCCGCAATCGATCTTTAATAGCCCTCTCACTAATAACACTCCTAGTGTCCAAGAAGTGAGCACGTAACGTACCAAACATCCAAGACAGATCTTTGTCCGTGAAATACGTGGGGGATAAGTTGTCAACTGCGTATGCCAGGAACTTAGAATCCCGGTACATAAGAGACAGTATACCAGTCTGAAATTCTAGATCGAACTCAGTATTTATATCACCTATATATTCATCTTGCATATCTTAAGTTCTCTATTTCTATTTTTAATTTTTTATAAGAATCTATTTTTTTAACTGAATCTCCCCACGCATCTTCTTCCACCAACTCCATATAAAGAGGAAGAGTTTTGAGATACCTGAGAGGGACTAATTCTCGTCCAGGATGCCCAAGAAGTTTTAAAGCTTTTTTGCGATCTATATTCTTAGCTTCTATTTGAAAAGTGATCATTCCCTCATATACAGCCCTGAGAGATTCACTTATAGGTTCCTGCTTTTGTCGGAGCACCCGACCTTTGTACGCGGCATTGACATTATCTTTACCTTCTCCGAAGTAATTAATTTCAGAGCTATATCTCTCACAGTATTTTTTGTATCTGCCTACGGAATTCCACTCAGAATTTAATGATGTGACGTACTGAACCGTTGGTGCTGTATTCTTCCACTCATCGTGATAGTAAAATTGGACCTCAATGAATCGTTTAGGAGGGAACCCATAGTGTTTGCAGATGGCCGTACCTAACACGTAAACTTTGAAGTTCTTCAGGTTTCGGAGAAGCATCCCATCTGTGAGCAGCGTGAGGAAAGGACTGCCCAAGTAGGAACCAAGCTTCTGCTCATAGCACCTGACAAATTCAGTGACCTCTGCGCCAAGAACCTGAACCCTGCTCTCAAATATCGGGACAGTAAAACAGTCGGAGTTTTTGACCACAACTGTGTGGCTGCTAGCCGACAGCTTTCGTTTAAGTTTACGACTCGTAAACTCTTCTTCGTGACATTCGTCTACCAAGCGACCACCTTATAATCCCGGCTTACGGTCGTAAGCGATTGAGCTTAGAAAAGAAAGGACTAATTTATAAGTGTTTGGGTTTACTCCATTATTTGTGGGTGGCGACCGTTAGGGAGCCACAACACAATACCTTGGGGGGATCGTAAGGCAGGAGCGGCAGCGACTGTCGAGGGAGTCCCCCCAAGCAAAGAAAAAAGTACCAAAAAAGAAAATCAATAATAAAAATATTAATATAATACAATACAATAAAAAGAAAAACCTTCCCCCTAAAGGGGGAAGTCAAAAAGAAAAAGAAGAGGGTCGGTTAGGTCTTTCCCATGATCTGATCGTAAGCAGCCTTAACCTTTTGAAATTCTTCAGCATTCCCTCCCCTATCAGGGTGGTACTTAAACGCTAGTGCTTTATATGCCGCTTTCACTACACACTCGGGGGCTCCTTTGGAAATATAAAGAACTGAATAAGGAGAAGACTTTCTATTGGTATAAATTTCAGTATCTGGAAGTCCTTGTAAAGCTCTCTGCACTACACTTTGGTAGTGAATAGGAAGAGAACTAGAATCTATTCTATTAAAAGCATACCTACTATACGATACTATTTTGTGTAAGATTTCAGGAACTACAGCCCAGCATTTTAAATTAGAATTCCATGTACGGGTGTGAGCAGGTAACGAAGAAAGAAAGTCTTGTAACTCTTTATTTTTAAAATAGAGTTCTATAACTTCTGATAACATATTATGTCTTAACGTAAGGGTTCTATCGTTCAAAACTTCACTACTGTTTTAATTATGTTCATGCGTCCATAGACTTTGGAGATAGTTGGGATCTCTCCTTGAGTGAGCACCCACATTCTCATCACATAATTCCACGGAATAGTAGCAAGAGCTGTGTAGTTCTCTCCTTGTCCTGGAACGTCTCTTCCAAGTCCCTGTCCTGCGTATGGTCCCCCATAGATGTCCAACACCTTGGAGACCAAGTTGTTAGCGGACAACCTACCCGTGATGTGAGTGACGTATTTGGACTTGGCCCCTCCCCTGTTCCGGGATACACCCCACCTTAATCCGTTTTTGGTATTGGATATCTCTAAGGGATAGTTGTGGTGGAGAATGACTTCCACGGTAGATCCCATAACCAAATCTTGTACCTTGATAGACTCCACTATTGAGGCTCTCCAATGATCATAGCCGCAAGAATCATGTAGTAATAATAGTTAGGGTCTACCTCTTCTATGTCGGTACTTAACGTAAGAGGTTGGGGAGAAATACCCCCCCTTTCTGCTTCAAAGTTTATCATTAACTCCCGTTGGGATGGGGGAGTACTTTTTTTAGTACCACTATTGGTACTATATATAATATCACACCAATCTTCAGTACTTATTGCTGAAATATCTCCGTATAGATGTTCATCTTTCGGAGCTTGCATTACGGTTCCATACATGTAAACGTACTTACTGTTGCTAGACTTCTGTGTAAACTCGACCTCGTCGACCATCCCGAAATCAGAGTTCAGAAGTCTAGCAACGTTTATTATAGTGAATTTATCTATACGGGCATCTCTTTTTGCGAGTATTTTAGCGGCCTTTTCATTAGTCCACTTCCCCGTCCCCACCGTTAGCCAAACATACTTCGGCTTTATTACGCTAATTCTGTCCATCGTAATATTATCTTCTTCCTATAAACATCCATAGCCGGTGCAGTAGCCTTGTTGTAGAGACCCTTCGCCACAGTACTGGTATTAGTCTCACCCGTATAGAGGTAAATAGACTGAACTGAGGAGTAATCTACTTCAGCTATTCCACTGAAAGAGGGATTGATTAAAGCAGCAAAACTCAAAATCAATACATTCTCACTATTTAAAATTACTGAAGCGGTACCTTCACTAAAATAAAGATCTTGTTTTCTCGCGTATTGTTTACCCGTTTTATATATCAAAGACGGGCCTACCTTCACAGGATACGCTGGAGACTTTCCGTTCAACGTTATAAGAATCTTATCTCCGACGTTTAGCTCAGTTATGTACACTCACCAACTCCCCAATAGTGTCAAAAATAGCAACAGAAAAACACCGCTCCAAACTATACGTCCGTATACGATCGAGGCTGTGTTTCGCCAAGTATCTATTCGTTCGGTCACTAAAGTCGATAACAAGGAGTTTATCTTTTGAGTCATGTAATCTTAATCCTCTCCCCACCCTTTGTATGGCGCGGATATAGCTGTTCCCACCCGAGGCGAAGATAAGAACATCGATATTAGGGATGTCTACGCCTTGATCTAGAATACTACTAGCAATTAAGATTTTTGTAATCCCATTTTTAAAATTATCTAGTGCGTCTGTTCTTTCCTCGGTTGATAAGCTTCCGTGTATAAACTTATGAGGAATAAATTTACCGGAATGGGTAAGAAGATTACTTAAGAGATTGCCATGGTCTATCTTTTTAACGATTACCATCACTTGTTTACCTATATCATTATAAGCTAAAGCAGCCTCACATATAGCTGTGTTCCTGTGTATGTTATAAACGATGCCGTCATCGTAAGCAGTCTGGTAATCTAGCCCTTTAGGTAATGTAGGCTTATCTATATCTACCATAGCGATGTGAGTAGGTACGCTCACGCCGTCCTCTATCATCTCTTTGTTCGTTACTTTGTAGCAGACCTCTCCTGTGAGAGCGATGAGCTTGAGGTCTTGCTTGTCTCCGCGTTTAAAAGGCGTCCCGCTCAACCCAAAACGGTAGGGGGCTGTACAGTATCGGACGATAGAGAATAGACCATCTGAGGCGAGCGTATGACACTCATCGATGACGACTACCTTCATGCTAGTAAGAAGCTCTTCTACTTGCCGCTTCTTATCTGTAGAAGAGGCAGTAGCCTTGGTAGGTTTGAAACGTCGAGCAAGGGTATCTGCGGACGCGATAGTAAACTTCCTCACATCCCACTTGTTAGACATGATGATGCCTATGTCCTCGTCCCCTAACCGTGCTTTAAAACGCTCGTAGGTTTGAATAACTAGATCTTTTCCCTTAACCAGGAAAAGAGTAGGCTCATTAATTGCTTTGATTACAGCAATCGCTACCTCAGTTTTTCCACTGTTGGTAGCCGCCCAGAGCACGCCGTGCTTCTTCTTGAGCATGGCGTTGCCTGCTTTCACTTGATGCTTTCTAAGCGTGACTCCGTTCAAAGGAACGTCTTCTATCTTGTGCATAGCTCGACGTGATTTGAAATCTCTGTGGTCTACGATTTCAAATTTTATATTGGGGTACTGTTTCTTATAGAATTTGATTACCCTATCTTTTAACCCTGTAGGGAAAGCATTCTTTGCCTGACTGAAGAGTCGGGTAAATCCATCCCACGCGCGATTTTTATAGGCAGTAGAATGTCGGTACCCTGACTTTCTAAACCTAGTAGCTTTATCTACTATGTCTGGGTCGAACTCGCCTTCGATGAATGTATAGTTTGCATGTACATGTAGTGTAGGACTGTCCATAAATACCTAAATAGAATTTAAATACATCTTGTCTTTGTGGGTAAGTACCCACCCCGCTTTCTTGTCCCCACTAACGAGGCCCTTTTTCTCAAGCGCTCAAGGTTGTGTCGTGGTCGAGCGCTCTTAGCACACGCACCTGAACCGTAGTGACTATCATTGTATCATAGTTCCATATCAATGCGGTAGGGCTTACCTATCCGGTGCGTAACAGAATAGGTGGCCCATTTGTTGAGTGTACTTACGCGCATCTCTTTGTTTTCGTCCCGGTCAATGACGAGGCCCCACCGCCTCTTCTTGCTAGGAGCTTTGGGGTGGGGTGCCATCCAGTGAAGGACAATGAGGTCGAGGTGCGGCATCGCGTAGAAGATGCGATAAACACGCTCTACTATAATGGACATATCCGTAGTGAAAGAACCTCTATGGCATGAGCCAGGATTGGTCCAGCAACATAGCTTGGTGAGGTCGGTATCTTTTATAAGTTTCTCACACTCAGGAAAGATACTATCTAGCTCAATGAGCATAGACTGCTTTCCTGAACGCCCTTTAACTAGTCGCGCTACGAACATAGGTGGAGGCTATATCAATTGTGTATATAGGAACAGGGCTATCGATTTCTTTGTGGGGGTGTTCCTGGATCAGTAACACTCGTAATGGGCTTAAAGGGACTTCTTAAACCTTTAACTCTCTTTTCAGTTTCTTTACCCGTTACAACTGCAGCTGCGGAAGGTGTCTTAGTCGTGGAAGGTGTCTTAGTCGTGGAAGGTGTCTTAGTCGTGGAAGGTGTCTTAGGGGGGGTATAAGGTTTTCTTCCGGTACGCTCTTCAAACTCTTCAGCTTCGATGAGTCTTTTACCTTCTTGGCCCGTGCGGCGACCCCACCAACCCTTTTTAATTTCACCACTCTGTGATTTCAACAAATCACATGCATCATGCCAGTTGGACATCTTCTTACTCCGTAAATTCCATGACCAGGACTGTGACTCCCGCGCCTACCAACAGCCCACCTACTACACCCAGGGTTACCTTCCACCAGGTGGAGCTTTCTATTTTTGAGACTTCGTCAACCGCTGCTATTTGTATCTGATCTATCGCTTTATCTTTCTCAGCAAGAATACTCAGAGACTCTTTCTTTTGTAAATCTAATTTATCCTCAAGACTCTTTAATTCTATAGCGTGTAATTTCTCTAGTTCAGATACTTTTAAAGCACACTGAGCCGGTAAGAGTTTGAGTTTCTCAGACACCTTCAATGCCACCGAGTTGGTCATACAGTGGAGGTCTTCAGTAAGGTGTAGAGTAATGCCCGCCTTGTAGAGCTTTATCTCTTGGGCAAGTGCAGCCGTAGAGAAGGTGCAGAGAACCAGAGCAGCTATCAGTCTTTTAGTTATCGAGGGCATCGTTTAAATCTTTATTGATAGCTTCGCTATTTCCACTGAGTATCTCTCGTTCTTTTTTAATACGTGCTTTAAGAGCTTTTAAATCAGCAGTGGCCTTATTTTTTACTTCTTCTTTTTTGAGATTAGCTTTTCGTTCTATAACTGCTTCTTCCTTTATACGCTCACGACGTATATCTATTACGTTATTACGCTCTTCCGTTCGTATCTCAGTTGTCTTACGCACAAGGGAGGGGGCAGATCCTTTTCCCCCGGAGAGCAACCAACCGATAGCGCCGGCAAGGAACAGCCAAGGAAGATACCAGTGTTCTTTCCACCACTTGAGACTGAAGATAGTCCTTTGAAGGAACTTCCAGGCCAGGTAGAAAAAGAGCATCAGTCTTCTTCAGCGATAGCTTTCTCGGCTGCTATTTTGATACGGCTACGTACTGCGCTGTGTATCTGGGTCGCGAACGACCCACTAAACATGCCCAGAACGAACGCAGCGAGCCAGGACACAGGGAGGTCAGGAGGGCCCCCTGTAAGGCCAGAGACGAGGCCAACGAGGCTCCCCATAGAGAACACACTTAAAGTGCCTCCTATGCACATGGGGAGGGCCAGCATGGTGGTCTTGCCCAGTGCGGTGGTCTTGCGCCACGCTGTAGGGATGTTGGGCTTAGCTGCGGCCATAAGCGCGTAAGTAACGCCGCCGATAATAACCAGAGCTAGAGACAGGGAGAAGATTGTTTCAGTCATTTATTTTCCTGCATTAAGCCTGGCCGATACCAGACCCGCTCATTTCAATCAGTTTTACGGTGGGATCGGTCGTGCTGCCGTCTCCGATACTAACTGAGGTGTATCTCACTACTCCGTATTCCTGGCTAGCATCAAGGTCATAGGGCATCCGGTTCTCGTGAACGCCGCCGCCCCCTATATATAGGTCAAAATAATTAGGTATCTCATTCGCGGATTTCCCGAAATCTGTATGTCCTAGTAAACTAGTCATTGTTGCCGCTCCAGCCCCCACTAGAATAGAAGAACTTTCGAAGTTAGTAAGACGATTATCTTTAAACGACAGCCAGTGATAGCACGGCTTCGTAACGGCCAAGCCGCCCGGACTTCGCCCCCTTTTCTTTTCAGCCGTAGCGTCCTCCCTCATTAATTCAAACTTTTCATTGTCGTTTTCGACGGGTGAAGTATCTCCCCCCGTCTGATCCCACGTAAGAATAAAGTAAGAATTTCTTAACGAATTATCATGGGCTGTAATTGAGGCACTGATGTAATTTTGAGACCAGCCAAATCCTCCGGGACATCCCTCATACGCTGTACCGCTCGTCGTAGTGTCATAAGGATGTAACCAATAAAAGGTGGAATTGTCGACATGGCCGCCCGAAAAGGCCGGAGGATTATTCGCACACCAACTGTCTCTGTTGGGGAACCAAAATCTTACTACACTAGTATAAGGGTAGGGGTCATTCCTAAGTGCATAGGAGGGGTTCTCGACAGTATTATTAGTAAAGTTAATTGTTACCCACTGACTCAGATTTGGCTGAGGATACCCAGCGGTCCTTGTCCCATTAGCCCCTATTTCATGACCAAACCCAGTAGCGGGGTTTATATCTACCATCGTACTTGCGGTGTCTGCTCCCACAAACGTGTTTCCAGTAATATCCATGCTAAAACCAATATTATCTTTACTATTCTCCACTACAGCGTTCGTTGAAAAATAGGGGCAGTTCCACGTCCATTTTAATATAAGCGGAGCACCAATAAATGTATTATTCGTAACGTGTAATACCTGAGGAAATTTTGCTATTCTGACCCCCATAGTGGTAGTCAAATCTTGATTATCGTTACCTAATAGGTCGTCTCCAAATATTCTAAACGTATTATTTGAGATAGTACATTTAGAATCTGTATAATCTGGAGCAAAGCGGCTGACTCTCCCCATTCGTCTCAAATCTACACAAGCAAAATATTGCGGGGGGGTCGTATCTATAGAACACCCCAAAAAACTATAATT